GTCCGTGTTCGGCGTGATCGACTCGGCCTTCGTCTGCCTTTCCTTCGCCGGGCGAGACGCGACGCAGTCATAGTACACGAACCGGCGGTTGCGCTTGTCCCCCTGAATTTGACCCATCAGGGCAAAGTGTTTCGGGATTGCGTCCGAGACCTCGATCAGCGCGCCGTTCTCGTCGATCTCCCAGCCGAGCATCTCCGCAATCACAGCGTCCGGCACGTTCGCCATCTCCAGTTCCGCCGTGTAGCCGTTGTTCGCGGTGTACGAAAAGTACAGCGTGTTGTCCGCGTAAAAGTTCGTCGATTCGCCGACGGCTGTCGGCGTGAACCGCACCGCGCCCGGAATCGGGATCGGCGTCTTCCACGCGGGCTGGCTCGGGTTCGAGTCGTCGAAAAAGGCGATGTGCACCTTCTCCAGCCCGAACGTCACTTTGTTCTGGCTCATCGTTCATCCCCCAATCAATTGAATTTCATATATGACCTGAAACAGCCGCTCGTCTTCGATGTACGTCTCGGTCTTCGAGTACGGCAGTCCGAGCTCCTTGAGCTTGTTCTGGACGGCCGCCTCCGCCGCCGGATCTTTCCAGTCAGTGTACAACTCGATCTGCACGTTGGAGACTGGTACATAGTTTTGATTGTCTGCAATCAGGTCGTTGCTGTACGCTTCTCGGTACGTGATAAACGGCGGCTTCGGTGCCGGGTTCTGCGGCGTATCGACAAAATGAGAGTAGGCGACCGGATACCCGATCGCCTTCAACGCTTGATTCAGCTCGGCCAGCGTCATGCCGCATCAGCCTCCGTTCCGGATGATCGCGCGGACGCGGTTCTGAAACGCCTCGATTTCCTTGTCAGCGGTCGGACGGATGTGCGGGCGTTCTGCGACGCGCCCACCGCCGCGCTTCGCATGACTGAACTCGAGCAAGTGAGTGAGCCACGGTTTCTTGCGGTTGTAGACGACATAGCGGATCTCGCCGTCCCCGCCCATCTTTTTCCGAGTCCAGCCTTTCGCGTACTCTCCAGTCCGGCGTGGAGAGCGTGCACGAATTTCCTTAACGAGGCGCTCCGAAGACTCGTCGGCCTCGCGCTCGATGGCTGCCGATACGTCTTCGGTATATTCCTTCACGGCCAGCGTGATCTCAGCGGCGAGGTTGTCGATGCTGACGTTAGCCATTGCCGATCACCCTTTCGGCCGTCAGCTCGATTTCCTCCGTGCCGGTCTGATATGTCCGGATCACGCGATACCGAACGCCCTCATATTCGACAACCCGCTCGCCGTTGTACTCGTAAGCGTGAACCGTGAAGACGTACTCCGGCCGCAGACCCGCCGCTGCTCCGCTATAGAAATCATTCCGGCCGGCCGACTTGACCGAGCACAGGATCATCGTCCTGGTCTCGACTGGCCGCTGATTGCCGATTTCGTCTTCCTCGATCGTCTCTCCGATCAACGTCAGTTCGTGATCATACGTCACCGGCACCACCGCCCGCTGAGATAATCAGGTTGTGCAGTCTGTATTGCAAGTGGCGCGGCATCGCGCCGGACTCGTCTCGGGACTGGTAGCGCCACGTGGCGTAGTCGACGACGAACATCAGGTGATGATCGTCGTCGGCATTCAACGCGATGCCCTTCTCCTTCGTGAGCTCGTCGATCACGCCGGAAATGATGGCGGCCAGGTATGTATCCCTGACCGCCGTTGTGATCCCGAGCCGGGCCTTTACGAGTGCGAGGATTTGCTGTTCGTCCATAGACGTCACCCGCTGTCATCGCGCTTGGTGCGCTTACGCGGCTTTTCCGCCGGTTCGTTGCCGGCGCCTTCGTCGGCCGCCACATACCCGAGACGAACCAGTTCTTCCGTGCGATTGCCGTCGTATTCGTCACCAGCGCGATAGATGCGTTTCGTGACCTTGCATCGGAAGTCTTTCAAAACTTTCGCCATGATCAGCATCAGCCCTCCAAACAGGAGAGCCGGGCGTCTTGCCCGGCATCATTAAACTTCCGGCGTTTCATCATTGGCCGTATCCGGCGCGAACGGGATCGTCGTGGTCGGATCGGCGTTGTTGATATTGACCGCCACGAACGCCTCACCGAAGATCGGCTTGCCATCGTAGCGAGCCGTCCCTTTAAACACAGTCTGGTCTTCGATGAACCGCACGTGCTCGGACCTCCCGAACGTACCGCCCTTGCGCTCGACCAGCCGATACAGCTCGCCATACCCGCCGACGATGTCGTTGTCCGGAATGAAATCCAGCTCGACAATATCACCACCGATGACCGGCATTTGATTGTTGATGCCCGCGACGATCGCGCCGGCAGCGTTGAACACGACGGCCTTGCTCATGAGCGTCGCCTTCGTCTTGCGATTCATCGCCCAGAACAGCGCGCCGGTCGTCGTGTAGTTCGCCTTCGGGATGCTACCGAGCTTGAGCACGAGCTCGGAGAAAAACTGCTGTTCCGTCTTGCCCGTCGGATCGATTTTCACGAGATGGGTCGTGTGCAGATCCGTCCACTCCGGAGCGTTCGGCCCCCAGTCGTCCGGCTTCGAGGTTTGCGCCAGGCGCGTCACGATGCCAAGCGGCATCTTCTTGCCGGTGCCATACAGGATCGCCTTGTCCAGCGCAAAACCGATCGCTTGCGCCAGGGCGTCGAGGATGATTTCGGCCAGATTTTCGTCGGAGTCCTCCAGATCCGAATTGTGAACCGGGATGAAGCCGCCGACCTTATAGCCGTCGACCTCGATCTGGTTGAAGACGATCGACAGTTCATTCAGCTTGCCGTGTGCCTCCATCCAGATACCTTCCGGAATCGTTCCGAGGATGTTCTGACGGCTCGTCCCGCGAATGCGGCGCAAACCGACTCGATTGATCAGCTTGCTGTACCGATCCAAATTGTCACGGATCAGCTCCAGCAGCACGTCCGGAATCGTCAGTTCGGCACCGGACACGGCGCGAGTCTGCGATTGCCCGGCCAACTCCCGGGCCCGCTGCAGGAATTCCCGGACATCTTCCCGGGCAACGAGCGCGGCGCGTTCTTGCCGCGAAAGATTGCGGAAAATGCTCATGCGTTTTTCACCCCTGTACTCGAATTGTTGCGCCGGCTGCGGTGCCGGCGATTCAGCCGACCGCTGATTGACGGCCGGCTCCTTCGCATTGAGCTGCTCCAGCTCTGCCTCGAGCTCGGCGATCTCGCCTTGCAGCTTCGACTTCTTCTGCTCCAGCTCCGCCTTTTGGGCCTCGAGCTTCTCTACTTCCTCCTCCACGACGGCCAGTTCCTCACCGGTCTGCGCCTCCGTGGCGGCCGCCTCCAGCTCCTCGCCGCGCTTCTGCAGCTCTTCCTCCTGGATCAGGAGTTCAGCCAACGCGTTCTTGCGCTGCTCAATCTTCTTGCTGATCAGCAGTTGCCTGAGTGCCAATGTTTCTCACCCTTTCAATCAGTTTTTGGCGCTTCGCCTCAAGCAGGCGGGCGCGGTGTTCTTCGACTTGTTTCCGTCGGGCCTGCACCCCGGTGTCTTCGTAGGCCGGGAAGGTGACGACGCTGACCTCGTGCAGATCGACCTCACGGATCGTCCATTTCACGGAACCATCTTCGCGCCACTCCGTATCCTCGCGGACAATATTGAACCCGAACGAACACTGGTCCACATCCCCGCGCTTCACGCGTTCATAGAGATTCATGGCATCTGTGTCGTTCGGGTTGATCTTGATCCGGCCCCACAGGCCGTAACTGTCTTCGCGAAGCTCCAGCGTGCCGGCTTTATTCCGGCCGAGCACCAGGCGCGTCTCGTGGTTGATCAGCGCGCGGATGTCGTTCGACAGCGTGTTCGCGAACGCGCCGGGCGCGATCTCCTCGTAGGCGCCGGGCCACAACTCCGTCTCTCGGCCAAACACCGCGAAATAACCCTCGATCACCAGTTCGTCGTCGCCTTCGGCCCGTGTCTTGAGCTCGGATCGCATGCTCCGCGTCTGCCGCGCTTCTCTACTCATCCCCCTCCTCACCTCCTTGCAGGAGTTTCTTTTGGTCGCCGATCATGCCGCGCGGAATGTAGTTCTCCAGGATGACCAGCTCATCCAGTCCTTCACGCGGCGACAGACCGATCCAATCCCGGACTTCGTTTCCGTCCATCAGGCCGCGGACGAACATGTCCATGCCGATTCGGGTCAGCTCGCCGAGATCGTAGGCGTACAGGCTGCGGGCGGATAAGCGGAAATACAGGTCCGGCGCGTACAGGATCTTGTTCGTGAGCTCCTGACCGATGATCGTCCCGATGGATGCGATCCGAGTTCGGATGAAGTTGTTCATCTCGTCCTTCTTGAACTCGCCCACGCCCACGAAAAACGGCGGCACGCCGAGCATGGCCGCCACCGTTCGCTTGTCTATCTGGACGGATTCATGAATCGCGATGTCCTGCAGACTGAGCGGTTTCACCGTCTCAACCCGGATGATTCCCTCAGGCAAAATCCACGGCTTTCCGCTCTGTCCGCTGCCGATATACCGTTCGATCAGTTTGTCACGCTCTTCCTCGCTCGCAAATTGCGACGAATCTGCGTCGACCATGACGATGATCGACGGCCGCCACTTGTCGCCCATGAAGGCGTTCTTTGTCTTCGCCGCTTGCGCGAGGTTCGCTACAACATCCTTTAGGATCAGCCGATACCCACGTCCACGCCACGGCTCCTGCGGGTCCGGGTTGATCTTGAAGTGCAGCACTTCGTCGTGGTTATAGACGCGGCCGTTGATCATGACCTGATAGCCAGTCGCCAGCCCAATCGCGTTCTGTTTCGGCGGCAGGATCGTCGCCATGTGCGCCGGAATCGGGATGAGCTCCTCCAGATACCCTTCTGTGCTGAACACCGGGAACACAAAGGCATTCCCATCCCCCTCGAGCAGCATGGTGTGCACGATGTGATACAGCCACGTCTTGCGCGTCATGAGGCTGTATGGCTCTATGTCCACCTTCCGCGAGAGCTCGTTCTGTACGCGCTCGTGCCCGCCTTCGACGTTGCGCATGAGGTGAATCGTCATGTTCGACACCATGTCCGCGATCCGATCAACGGCCATCCGGACCTCCGGGCATTCGGAAAGCCGCACGTACCCGGCCGGAAGCGTCAAGTCCTCACCTCTGAGCCAGTACCCGAGCAGGTCACCGCCGGAGCTCCGCTGCTGGGTCGGCTGTCTCGCACGCTGTCGCTGGCGTTTGCTCATGCGCTATCACCACCTTTCAGCCATTTCTCCTGCGCTTTCGCCTGGTCAGTGTCCTCCAGATATCGCACGCAAGAAATAACCGACGCATCGAAAAGGTCGATTCGCCGGTTTTCGTCGATCTTGTCGTATTCGATCGAATCGTCCGAGCGTTCGACTCCCCGGACGTTCTGCACGCAATACTCGTAAGCGTCTGAATGCAGGTAATAGAGCTGACTCATCTTCGCCTTCTGCTCGATCCGGCGGAACCCCATCGACCGGCGCCAGTACGTTTGCGGCTCC